TTCAAACAGATTAGGACGAGCACCGCCACCAGCAAGTCTCGACTTAAATTGGGTAATGGTTTTTAAACTGGCCATTGGTTAATTTCTCCTATGTAATTAATTATAAAGGTTAAACTCTTCCTGCTACTTCTTCAAAACTGACTCCAGTTCTGGTAGCAACGAAGGATAGTGTTACATAATTAATAGATTTGGTTGGTTTCAAGAAGATGTCTGCACGGAATTCATTATTATCAACCACACTAGGAGTATTGTTAGATTCATCACAAATGACTCTAAAGTCAATCAATCCCCTCTTAGCCTGAACATCTCTCAAGTAAGGTTCAACGATGTTAACAAAGTTTGCACGAGTAATTTCATCATTGAACTCAAAGAGTTGTGCTTGAGCACTTCTCTCAAGTGCTTTCTCAACTGTAAGGAATAAACGACGAACGTTAATCCTATCAAATGCAGATGCATAATTTAATCCTGTCTTATCTCCATAAAGAAGAACACCTGTTCCAGGTTGATTAATTACAGAGTTAATTCTTGCCTCATAAAGAAGATCTCTTTGAGCCTTAGTAGGATTGTATGCAAGTTTGATTGCATTATTCAAAATTCCTCGTTGCTGACCAGCAGGTGAGAACCAAGGATACTGTTCAATATCCGTCCTTACCATCAATCCAGCAATATCTGGATTGGTAGGAATGTAACGGAACTGATTATTAAAACGATCATATGTATACTTATATCCCGAATCAAATATTGCATAAGATGATGAGGATACAGGAGCAAAGAATTCAATTACATTATTTGTTTGATCTGCAGTGCTTGTTACATCCACCACATCATTATAATGAGGAGAAATAACTGCAACACAGTCTTTTCTTTCCTCTGCGATTGAAATCAGTTTATTTGCTTTTGCTTGAGATTCATCTTTAGCACCGCATCCTGGCCCCATTATTAAGTAGTTAACATCTGTCTCATCTTTATTTTCAAATAAGTCATAAGCAGCAGAGAGATCTCCGAGATTTGCTTTAAACTGACCATTAGCACCAGTAGCAGCGTAGTTAACACCTCCACCTAAAGGATAAGTTACATTACCCAACGCATTAAAGATAACTCCTGCTGCATCTTGTCCCCAGATTCCTCCAGCAACTCCGATTGCAGTAAACGAACTAGATTTAACACCTGAGGTGGTTGTAAATCCAGTTGCTCTTGGTTCTGTCTCGAAATAGTTGTCAGCAGCTGATGATGGGTTCCATCCTGCGTATAGATTTTCACTATTCTGAGCAAGGAAGTCCTTATAGTAAAGTCTTTCAGGAGATGCAACAGCAGATACTGCATCGGATGCTTTAGATATTGAAATATTCTTTTCAAGAATACTACCCCGAATACCTGTTAAAGTACCATCATCATCTACGACAACCACATGCATCGCATCGTTTTGACCACTTCTGTCTACACTAAACTGGTTAGTAAGTGGTTTAGATGCAAGTTGTTTCCAATAAATTACACTATTATCAAGTCCTAGTGTCTGTTCATTATACCAATCTTTAACACTCTGAGCGACTCCTACATTAGTATACCCTAATCGACCTGAACCATTGTCAGTGTTAATACCAGCACTATTTACAGCTCTTATCTTTACACCAGTAGTGAATGATGCACTAGAATCGAATTCACTATAATCAATATAAGTTTCTGTACCAATTACGTTACCAGTTTGTTTGACCCTCGAAACAACCTTAACATCGATTGTACTGTTACCGTTGGTGGTATCAGTAGAGACTCCAGTAATAATACCTTTGATGTAACCATTTGTTGTAGCAGTGGTTCCCACACCAACTTCAGTTCCACTATATGCAGCAGTAACACCTAATCCTATACTAAATCCAAGAGTATCGAGATTAGTTGTTGTAATACCGATAATCTGATCTGCCATATCATCGATGGTACAGACTTTTAATCCATTAGCCCATGTACCTGGATTCTTAGCAGCATATGTCCAACCACTCGATATATCAGTGTAGTTGGCATTATAGTCATCAAAGTTTTTAATCTTTGCTGAGTTAGTGGATGCAATTCCTACACCTCCAATTGGAGCACCTGCGTTTGCATTATTGAGGTTTGCACCATCAACCCTTGCAACCTTAAGAATACCACCGTATGAAAGGAAGGATGATGCACTCATCCAATACTCATACTGCCTATCGGTTGATAAGGGTTTACCGTAAGCATTAATTAAATCTTGCTCTGTAGTAATATCAATTGCTTCTTCTACAGGCCCAATTTGGAATGGCCCTGCTAAAGCACCGACATTAGCTAATACGTTATCTGCTCTTCCTACAGTTAGGTCAACCTCCCTAACCACTACTCCAGGAGATAATTGAGGAGTCGCCATATTCTTCTCCGAAATACTCTGATTTATCTAAAAATATTTATTGTTTTTGACATTTTCGACGGGGAAACATGACGTGAACAATTACCAATCAGGGTAACACCCCTCTGAAAAAGGATTATGTTTTCTTCTAGTTCTTACTATTCGTTGAATTGTACATACCTTACACTCATAAGAATAAGAAGATGCAACAGGGCCTCTATCTTTATGAGTTCTATAAAAACCCTCAATTAAATTTTTTTCTTCTCCACAAATTCTACAAACTCTATCAGATAACAATAAGTGTCCTAACTTTATTTGCTTATCTATTTCCATTACAATACTTGAACAACTCCTACCACGTCTGGTATCTCATGCATTAATTTACTTTCTATACCCTGCTTCAAAGTCATGGTACTCATAGCACATGTCTCACATGCACCACCTAATTTTACTTTAACGTATCCTGTTTCGTATTCAATTTCATAAAGTTGAAGGTATCCACCATCAGCTTCAATATATGGAATAAGTTCCTCTAATACTTTGAGTACGTTTTCTTCTGTTAGTTCCATGTGCGTTGCCAAATAATGTTGTCGTTTAAGGTATTCATAGTAATGATCCATTAAGAGAGATACTCCCACATATAGGATGACTCCCCATACTCAGAAGCATTGTTATACCATCTATCTCCATCTTCAAAAACACTCTCATCACTCATACCATCATCCATAAATCCAAAAGGAGCCATGTCTTGCTCTATCTGATTCTTCTGTTCCTCATATAATCTTTTTCTTACATCCTGATCAGTAAGTTCTTTGAAGTAATCGCATTGAACTAACCATGCATATATTACCAAACACATTGCAAGGTCATCATTACATCCTTCTTCTGCTTCAAATGAATTACTCTTATGAATAAACGTAGTAAGTTCACTCATAATCTCATAATCAGTAAAGAGAAGTTTATTTTCTTCTATTAAAGTTTTTAAATTAAGAGCACCCACCTTCTTAACTGTCTTGGACATCTTTACTCCAAGTTGAGTCTTCTTTCCAGAGAACCCTTGGCCTACAACTTGTCCTGCTCTACCTCTCATAGAACATTGAAGTAAATTTGGATATTCCATATCATAATTTAATATGGATGCTACCTGATCTCCTATATCATTTACTTCGCATAAAATAAATGCATCATTATAACTCTTTCCTACTTCCTCAATAATACTGGGGAACAACATTGGTTTGATTTCGTTATTCCTATACTTTGCAACTACTGCATGAGGAAACTCTGTAATATCAACAACTATGAATGCAGAGAAATCTTTTCCTACTCCTCTTGCAACGTCTACTGTAATTGCATAATCATGTCCTTTTGCTGGATCAACATATACATCTAATCCTGCACTTGTCTTTTCAGGTGTCTGATATACTAATGCTCTCAATTTGCTTGGAGCAATAAGAGTATCAACAGATCCTAAGAACTCACATTCAAACTCAATCTTAAACTGTTGTTCAGATGTGTTTGCGATAGTTTGTTCTTTCCAGACTTCATCCCTACCAGGAACTTCTGACCAATGAACATCCGTTGGTACATATTCATTCTTTCCTCTTTCTGCATCGTGCCAATACCTATAGAAATGGTTCATCCCGTGAGGGGTTGATACCATTATTACTTTTGTGCTTTTA